TCTGTTATACATCATTTTTAATTTGCAATTTCCACAGGTTACTTTTCCTTTTAGTGAGAAACCAGAATCCTGGACAAACCCCCGTTCTTTCTGTTTTCCTATAACGCTCTGTGCATCTTCAAATTCTTCATGTGTCACAATTCCCTTGTGGTGATTTTCTGTAATGAATTGCTGATGTTTTTTTGTTCTTCGCCGTTCAGTGCTTCCTACTCGGATATTGCTCGTCTTCCCTTGCACCAATGCACCCGTATAAGTGTAATTACGCAACGTCATCCAAACCATCCTTGCATCCCACAGCCATTCTTCATCTGCTACTTTTCTGTTCCAGACAATATTTTCTTTTCTCTGCTTTCGGAACTTTCCCGGTGTCGGAATACCTCTTTCATTTAATTCATTTGCAATCATTAATGTGCTATAATCTTGCAAAGCCAGTTCAAAGACCAGCCGTATAATCTTTGCTGGTTCCGGGTCTATTTCCCACTGCTGTCCCTCTCCTTTTTTATACCCAAACGGGACACGACCATAAGTAGAAATACCTTTTTTCCACTTCGTCTGGACGCAGCTTTTAAATTTTTTTGACAAATCCCTGCTATATAAAGTATTGATAAGATTGCTGATACTCATCTCCAGCCCCATCGTATTTCCAATATAGTTATTACTGTCATACTGGGAATTGACTGCAATCACACGTACACCTAAGATGGGAAATATCTGTTCCAGATAATCTCCCACGCCAATATAATCTCTTCCTATTCTGGATAAATCTTTTACAAGAATAACATCTATCTTCCCACGTTTTGCATCTTCCACCATTGCCTGAAATGCCGGACGGTTAAAGTTCGTTCCAGTATGCCCATCATCGACATATTCTGTAACATCCCCATCCAATTCATCCATAGATTCTACAAAGTTCTGTAAAATCAATCTCTGGTTTTCAATACTATTGCTCTCATCCTTATTATTTTTACCAAGATCACCATCTGCCAGTGACAGTCTTAAATAAAATGCCAGCTTCATAAATCATCACTCCAATATTTCCGTTATCTTCTGGAATACATCTGAGCATTTCATTTGTATTTCAATCATTCCCTTTGAACTGACATAAATCTTTTCTACCAGTTCATCTATCATCTTTTGATTAAAAGAACGCTCATCCAGATATTTTTCCAAATTCTTTTCTATTTCTAAAAATTCTTCTAAACTTTTCTCTACAACTCGTTTCCTTGTCTGTGCTTCACGTATTCCAGTTTCCAGTTTTTCTTTTTCTTCCGTATAATGTTCCCGTAACATCTGGTATTCCTGTTCATCCAGCAAGCCTGTTGCAAAATTTTCATATAAAGTTGCACTGGTTTCCTCTGCTTTCATCAGTTTAAATTGCATATTCTGTATTCTCACACGCAAAGATACCAGCTCACCCTTGTCATAACTTCCTTCTTTCATTTTTTCAATAAGTACTTTCCGGTCACACATTGCCTGTATCATGTTATGGATCTGATCCATGACTGTAATCTTTAACAGATCTTCATGCACTTTCTGTCTGCAATATCCCGGTTTTCCATCATATTCTTTACAATAATAAAAGCCTTTTCTTATACCATGGGACTGACCAAAGTTGGTATAACGCATATAGGTCATAGTCATTCCACACTCCATGCACTTGACTTTCTGAGGAAAGCTATCTACTATATCCATCTGTCTCGCCAGTCCACGCTCCACAGATTCTTTATATTTTTCACTTGCCCGATTCCATATTCTCTGAACTTCATCAAAATCTGGTCTGGCAATGATCGACTCATGTGTATTTTCATGGATAACCCAGTCTTTCGGGTCTGTGTGATGTTCCGGCATATTCCTGTATTTTGCTCTTTTTCTTTTTCCATAAATAGTTGTACCGATATATGCCTGATTCACAAGAATTGTTTTTACTCTGTCCCCTGTCCAACGATCTGTATCTGGTATAGCCATATCAAGTTCATGGGTTGCCTTATATGCATGAGGTGTCATAATATCAAGCATTTTTAAACGTTTTACTATAGCTCCTGTTCCTTGTCCCATCTGATACCATCTGAAAATTGCCCGCACTATCGGAGCTGTTTCTGGATTGACTTTTAACTGATTTTCCTTTTTATCAACGGTGTATCCATATATGCTCCTTGCTATCGTGGCATCCCCTCTTTTACTTTGCATCTCAAAAGCCAGCACTTTTTTCTTGGAAGCATCTTTTGCATACATTTCATTAATCATATTTTTTACTGGCATCACGATGCTGTTTCTATCTTCTTCCCTGCTGCTGTCAAATTCATCATTAATAGAAATGAGCCTGACATTCAAACATGGAAAAATTGTTTCTATATAATAGCCTGTTTCTATAAAGTTTCTTCCAAAGCGGGACAAATCCTTTACGATAATACACTGAATCTTTCCTGTCCGCACATCTTCCATCATTCTGATAAATCCTGGTCTGTCAAAATCTGTTCCTGTATGACCATTATCTACATAAGTATCTACCAGATGATATTCTCCATGTTCTTCAACATATTGATGAAGCATCTCTATCTGTGTCTGTATCGTTTCTTCATTATCTTTTTCTACAGAAAGTCTGGCATAGACACCTGTCTCCAACTGTGGTCCTGTTATGATTTCCGGTGTCATCATCTCCTGCTTCTTTTCAATAATGTTATTATTTCTTCTGCTCTTTCGTGCCATCTTATGCCTCCTCAAACCATTCTTCAGGTAACATTTCTTTCCATTCCCGGTTTTTAAACTGTACCTCTATTTTTTCATATCGAAAAGATTCTACCCGGTCTATCCATCTCTTTACATCTGGTCTGGTAATCTCTTCCGGAATCACCATTTCAGAAAACATTTCTATCCATGGATTATTTTTGCTGAAACACTTTTCTATCTTTTTGATTTCTTCCAGATAAAATTCCAGTTTTTCATCGCACTCCATAAATTCCTGCACATTAATCTCTTTTTGCATCTCATATTCATCTTCTGAAATCTCTCCTGCTATCATCCGGTTGTAAAGTGGCAGGTTCTTTTCTTCTACAGAAAGCATTTTCTGAAAAACTTTTTGAGCAGATGCTTTTACTTTCTGAATCTTTTTAACCTTTTCTTCTTCCCATATCTGGCTTCCAATCATCCCTGTAATTTTTCTGGCGATTTGATTTTCATTTACGAGAATTTCATAAACAGCCTGATACACTTCCTCAAAAGGAATATTACCTCTCTCATAAGATATTTCTGCCGGCTTTGGATAACTCAGGCGAAATACTCTTATCTTCAATCTCTGATGTGGATATAATTTTAACGGTATGCCGGATTCTTTATCAAAAATTCTACCGGAAAACGGATTTAATTTCCCAAGACCCAGATTTTTTCTATTAATGCTCCTGTGAGTAAGTGATTTTTGTGCTTTCTGAAAAAGTTCCATATCCACCACCATTGGGCAGGAGAACATTTGCTTCTTTCCATCTATCGTCCGTTCCCATTCACCGATATACTGACGGTTATATAAGATTCTTTTTATCTGATCCCGTTTCCATGCAGCATGTTCATCTTTAATTTTTCTTCCCCACAACTTGTTAACATAATTTCCAGAGGATTCTATTTTTTCTTCGGTAAGGATTTTAGCTATTTCTGAGCAAGACTGTCCCTCACTTGACAAACGAAAGATTCTTCTTACTATTTCTGCAGGTTCCGGATCTATTTCAAGTTCCATCTTCCCATCCTTATATCGAAAACCATATTTATAATATTTCTTGGTTTCATTGAACTTTCTCATGTCCTCTGTTACCAATTTATCTTTATACTCTTTTGCTTTCCTGTCCAGATACTCAACAGCTTCCTGCTCTGTCACATCCAAAGAACAAAAATCATCTTCCACTACTGCAATCTGTAATCCAGCCGGAAGAAACATACTTTTAAAAAGCTCTGCCGCTACATTGGAATTTCTTCCACAGCGAAACATGGAATCTATCACTAAGCAGTCAAACTGTCTTCCCATAGCATCCTGCTTCATCTGAAGATATGCAGTTTCTTCAAATTCTTCTTTTTTCCTGTCAGAATATTTTTTTACCAGCTTCCATTTTCTCTGTTTTATATATTTCTGTATTCTCTCATTCTGCTGACTGATAATATCATTCGGGATTTCTCCCTTCTCCATACAGGAAACCATTCTCGTATAACTTGCACATCTCATAAGCTCCCCGCCTTTCTTTCCGTTTCATTCTCATGCATTGCTGCACACTCTACAAACTCTGCGATTTCATCTTCATAGTTAAAATGAATTTCTATCTTATCAGTGCCATACACAATAATTCTGTCAATCAATATTGCTATTACTTTCCGATTCAGAGATTCGATATTATTATACTGCTTAAATTCTTCTACCCATTGCTGTGTACACATTTCATTGGATAGCATTCTTTTTCTCTTTTCTTCCAGCTCATGCCTTGTGTTTTTCGCCGTCTCGATTTTTTTTGAAAACGTCTGTTTAATATCCCGGTATTCTTCCCTTGAAATGATTCCATCTGTCATATCTTCATAAAGATTATTTTTTAGTTCTTCATATTTCTGCATTTCTTTATAAAGCGTTTTTATCTGTGTATCAAGCATCTTCACTCCAAATTGCTGCTGAGGAATGTCTTCAATCTGAGAAAGGATATTGTCCGCTCTGACAATCAAGGCAATCTGATTTCTGACTGCTTCCAGAACTATCTTCTTCAATTTAATATCACTGATATTATGAGAGCTGCATCCTTCTCCACGTTTATAAGTTGAACAATGGTAATAGAAGTAGCGTTTTCCTTTTTTCTTTACACTCCGGCGTACCATGTTTTGCCCACAGTCCCCACATCGGAGCAGACCGGAAAACACATAAATGCTTTCTTCCTCTGGTGATGTTCTTGTATCTAATGCCATCAGCCTTTGTACGGTTTCAAAAACTTCTCTGGAAATGATCGGCTCATGTGTCCCTTCTACTCTGATCCAGTTCTCCGGTTCTATCATCTGACACGCTTTGACTTTGTAGTTAATCTTT